CGGTTGTTTGAAGGAAGGTCGCCAACAAATAGTTTACAGTACAGAATAGTGGCTTGTCATTTGCCATTATTCGACCTCTATCGCCTGAATAAAGTTTCCAGCCGTTGTGACTTTTACAAAATTCAACCTAGTCCAATAATCACAAACCACAGTCACATAGACGTTTGGTGGAAGATAAATATCTGTTGCATCTGCTGACGCCACTCCGCCAACTGCAAATCTGATATATGCTCCACCGCCAGAGGAAATGAGACGATACGCCTTTCCTCTTTGCAATGTCATTTGCTTTGGAGCGTTATCAACCGTGTCAACAATGGGTTTCACGTTGATGGCATTGACTGAATCGATAGGAACGATCATCGGGCCATCAATCACTTTTTTAGATCGCGCTGGATGAGAGTGCTCAGACCAATCTGGATCAACTGCGTTCATCCCGATAAATTCTTTGTCTGCCATTTTTATTTACCTCTCTTCCATCCACGCTTTGATGCTGCCTCACCAGTTTCGCTTGAAACAGCAGTGACGGCATCTTCAGATTTAATTTCTTCAGATTGAGATGATACTTTAGCGGCTTCTGCTTGTTTAGCCAACATCTCTTCTTTTGCTTTGATAGATTCAGAGGCTATTCTTGAGACCTCTGGTTTAGCCTTTGGCTCAGGCTTGAAATTTTCAATCTTGACGTACCCCGATTTGAGAAGAGCTTCAGCAAACTCCTCTGGAACGTCAACAACGCCATTTGCATCAGCCTCGATCAATTTTTCTGGCAATGCAAATTTGGCGTTTGGCATTCTCGGATTAACGAGCTTCATATCAATCCCTCAAACTAACTTTTGTTATCAAAAGTAAATTGGGGAGAGTCACCTCTCCCCAGAGACTTGATTAAACAAGTCCGAGTTTCGGTTGCTCAAGGAAACCGATGTTCTTGATCTTCACCCATCCGCGAGGACGGAAGAGAATTGGCGTGTTGTAATACAACTGCATCCAGCGGATGCTCGAAGCAACGGTCGCCAGAGGGAACTTGAGCATCGGGCTCAACTCGCGAAGAGTAAGAACCGATTCATCCATCTGGCCCATGTATGCAACGCCATGACCAGGCAAGTTTTCGTTACCGTCTTTGAACACGGTCGATGCACCGCCAGAAGCGATCTCAGCGATGAGGTACTTCTTGCCAGAAACACCGTCTTCGAGACGAGTACGATAAACGCGATATCCTGTGGTCAAGTCATTACCGGAGACTGCACCGCGAGCAATCGTGATAGTGACTTCAGCGGAACCAGCGGCAGCGACAACTGCGGTTGCCGAACCAGCGGTAGCAGCGGATTCACCCGACTTCGAGATTGCGGTGACTTCGTAAACGTAGCTTCCATACTCAGCGGCTTTGAATCCGCGAGAAGTTGTGACCGCGCCCACTGCGACCGTAGCCGACAGAGGAGCCGTAGGAGCCAAGCTGTTATCAGCCGAAGCTGGAGCAGTCTGGTTCACGCGCAGGAACACGTCAGGACGGAGCTGAACAACGCCACCCATTGTGCGAACTTTGTCCACCACGAATCCAACGCCCATATCTGCACCGACAGGAAGCTGGTAGCGTCCCTTGGAGAAGAATTGCTTATTGAAGTCGTCATGGTTTGCGTTCGACAGGTAGCAGTGCGTCGGATACATATAGTTGTCTGCGAGAACGCGAGACACTTCCGAGAACACAGCTTCAGTCAAGATTCCACCGCGAAGGTCAATGACGTGCTCATCGCTCACGGAAGGCTTGCCATCACCAGCGGTGAAAGGATCAGCGATTCCCAGAGCGTGTTGGCGGTCGAGGCCGTCGAATGCTTGAGAGATGATTCCAGAGTTTGCAGAGAAGAGAGCCTCTTCCATGCGCTGGAGCATCCACTTAGCACCGTTCTTTGTTTCAAGAGCGACCACGTTTCCGTGAGCAGGCTTGACGAGAAGCATTGGGTGGCTGATTTCGCGAGTTGTTCCCATGAACTTCACGAATGCAGCTTTACGTTGGTATTGGCTGTCTTCAGTACGAGGCAGACCACCTTCCTCGATGAAGAATCCACCACGGCCACCATACTTGGAGAGCAAGTTGTATTCTTCGACAGTGTTGTATGCTTTGGTCTTTGGAATATCGTTATAGAGAACGATATTCTTTTCCATGAACGAAACGATCTTCAGAGTCGAGTCGAGTGACTCAACGCGAAGTGCTCCACCGCCAGCCTGTGTCGAAGGATCGACAGCATAACCAGCAGTAAGGGCTTTGTTCAGGTCTGCAACGGTTGCAGCATCAGATGCTCCGAAACCGTCGCCATGAGATTCAAATTGTTTTGGATCGAGCTGTGGATACATGATATTCCCCCTTTTAGTTCAGAACTTGTTTAAGTTTGGTTACGAGCTCAGGTCTGATATAGCCACCGCTCTCGAATCCAATAACGTCCATGTCACTAGCCTCACCTTTACGAACCAACTCACAGAGAGCATTTGCCATCTGAGATTTTGCAATCGAAGGATTCTCGGAAAGTGACTTGAACACTTTCTCTTGGCTCTCTTCAGCGAGGCCAGAATTGAATTGACGATCAATTCCGTTCGCGCTCTTGGCGACTGTTTCGGACTTCGCAGTGCGAGCCGGAGCAGCTTCGATAACGCCAATGCGTTCGCAGATTGCTTTCAATACAATGCCAATCTTCGCTTGGGACTTTTGTACGTCCTCAACAGCGTCAACAAGTTCTGAATAACGTGTTTCATTTCTTTTATCGCTCTTGGCGACAACGCTACTAAGCGATTCAATCGTTTCACCAGTGTGGCTGACGAGGGACTTCAAGAATTCAGATACGTCAATCTTTGTCTGAATCTCTTCAGGCATATCTTCGTAGAAGGATTTCTTGGCTTTGGATTTGTACTTCTTTTCCATTTCCTCTTCGCCTTCATCCTCTTCTTCGCCTTCGTCTTCGTCTTCCTCTTCGTCCTCGGCTTCGTGTTGAATCTTCAGCTCGCCTTTGGACATAGCCTTCTTCGCTTTCTTAGCCTTCGCAGCGTCGGACATCTTTTCACCGCCCTGTGCTGGATCAAGCTCGCCACCTTCGGGCTGATCCAAGTCGTCCTCGGATGCCTTTGAGATGTCGCCTTCAGCGAGTGCTTTTTCCAAAGAAGAGAGAGCTTCTTCAACTTGATTCTTAGTGATCTTCATTTCTCCCCCCTTCAAAGTTTCAAACTAATTTTTTTGATCTCAGCTTTGATTGCTGCCACGTCCAACTGTGCGAAGAGTGAAGGTGCGTCGGTCGCAACCTCAATCGCCACAGCGATAGCATTCAATCGGCTGATACACTCGTCTAGCTTGGTCATAATAGCCGCAACCTGAGCTTCGGGAGCATCGTGACTGACACCCTTGGCAATCTGGCTGGCAGGCATACGACCGAGTTGTTCTGGGCTCACCATAGTCGTCCTCCCTTTCTAAAAAGTTCTGCCACAAAAGCGGCTGCCGCATCGTCTTCGAAATCGGGCCTCCGCTCTAAAACTAACTCTAATGCTGTTTCCATGTCGTCAAACTGCAAGGCTTTTTCCAAAGCCTTTCTGCGCTTCTTTTTTTGCTCCATGATGTCCTTCGCTCTTGAATCCAAAGATTCAACTCGAATCGCACCACCACCAGTTTGAGTGGCCGGAGATGTTCCGTATCCTGCCATCATAGATTTGATTGCGAGATCTTCATCGTGGAATGACTTCTCAAGCAAGCTCCATGAACAGTCAGTGTTCACTGGGCAGTTTGTGATCGCCACGTTCCTGATGTTTGCTTTCTCGATGGTCTTATCACTTCTGCGAATCACTTTGCCTTCAATAGAAAATCCCAATTTGCGATTGGGAACATTTTGAAGTGCTTTTGCGAGCTCCCAGATTCCGTCAGCGCGTTGTGTTCCCTTGAGAACATATCCACGACAAGTCCATCCAGAAGTGCCTTTCAACTTTGGATTGAATTGCTCAAGAGACTTGTGGAATGTGACCGATTCGGGATAGCCGACGATTGCGGAAGTGGCTTGGGAGTGATTGTCATTAAAATGACCACTGTGAAGGAATTCGTCGAATTCGAGTCCCTTGGCGACGACAGTCTCGCCTTGTCGGTCTTTTCTCTCTGTGGACATGATGCCAACAATTTGACGCGAGTTGAAAGCCTCTTCGTCCTGCTCAGATGACTTTTCAATGAAAGCTACATCTGGCAACCAGACACGAAAAGTATCTTCTCCAATGTAGAAGTTGTCTTTCACTGATGTGACCTCGTGTACTTCGTTTGTTGCCAAACTACTCCATCAAACACGAGTCACCGTTGGCGGTTGATTCTGATACTACGCTGTATTGCACGATATGACAAGAATGCTCGTCAATCTTTTTTGTCTGCTTCTACCTCAAACACGAATTGAGATTCGACAGACTTGAGAAGATCAACTCCGATGCGAACTTCTCCATTGCACCCCTTGCATACAGCAAACATACCCTTGTTAGTCCACTTGATCAGCTTGAGGCGAAACTTCGCCTCGTCCTCATAGCTTTTAATCATAGTGTCACCACAATGGGGACAATCCAGATTCTTCATCAGCCCCTCGCTTTAAGAGCCTTAATCTTTTTAATGATCTGAGACTTTTTCAGCTCGATATCTTTTTTGAATGATACTGGTGCAAGGCTTTTGTCTACGACAAGCGAAAATGATTTCTTAACCGACTTGCTGATGCCAGATGAACTTGAGTGCATCTCTTCTTTAATAAAAGGCAAAAGTGCCACTGGGTCAATAATCTTGTGACGGATAACCTGCTTCAGTCCCTCGTCCGACTCAGTATCAGCTTTGAAGATTTCTGCATGAGTCAATCCGGCTTCTGCCAATTTCGTTTTCGGAATATCTGTTAACTGGTCAGCACCGCCGCGCATCTTGACGTATTTGCGGATCGCGTTGATTGCCATCCCTTCTTGATATCCAGCCTGATTACCTGTGTCCAATCTGAATCCAGTTGGAGATGCTTGATCTGCACGAACGGGATTGACTGTTTGATACGGATTCTGTTCGCCAGATTTTTTAATGATGTAATTCCATACTGGCATCATATGAATAGGCATCCAAGGTGGCGGATACTTCGGCTTACCATCTGCACCCTTTGCGGCTCCGTCAAAGACTTCGCGAGGAACGGCTGTTCTAGTTGTGCCTGCCCATTCTGGCTTTGGCCCACCGTGTTGATCCCAGCTTTTGATATCACCGAAAGTTGGCATTGGCGGTGGAGCACTCGGATTCGATCTAGTCCATTCCTCTTTGAGATATGGACGCAGACGAGTGAATTGTTTTGCAGCATATCCACGCTTCATACGTTCGACTTCTGGATCGAGTGGAGCATTGGTCATAACCTCATCGAGAGTCATGAATGTTGCTTTCTCA